TTCTTCTAATGATTTTCTCCAGTAACTCTCATCTACATCAACCGTTGCTATTTGAGTTCTGATACCTTGACTTATCATTTTAGAATTAAAAATATTGACTCTTTCTTCTAAACTCAATTCTCTTGTATAAACTTGAAATCCATAATGACAAGGTGGAAGTGTCATTTGGTTTAACTCACCAACACTCCAAGCGTTAACCATTAATCTTCTCGAATCTGGGTTGGTTTTTAACTCGTTGATTAGGTTTTGGATTTGGTCTATGTATGTTATAGAACACTCAATATCTGTCGTTATTCCTCGTTCCTCATCATAACTATCATAATTAAATTTTTTCCATCTTCTCCACTGCTTACCATATACTGGACCTAATTCGCCCCACTTCTTAGCAAACTCATCATCTGTTTTGATTTTATCAATAAATTGTTCTTTTGTGTAAGGTAAATACTTATGTGTTTTAGATAAATCATCAGCCCATACTTTATAGCTCTTATAAGCGTCCCCATCCCATATATGACAATCATTATCAACAAGATATTTAATGTTTGTATGACCACGTAAGAACCATAACAATTCTGTCACTATACCTTTCCAATACATTTTTTTGGTAGTCAACAATGGAAATCCTTCAGACATATCATGTCGAATTTGTCTACCAAACACTGAGATAGTACCTGTACCAGTTCTATCCTCTTTTAATTTTCCGTTATTAAGGATGTCTTGAAGTAGGTTTTGATATTGTAAATCTAATTTATTCACTTTATTATTTGTTTTGTTTCACCTGTGGTTTAATAACTTCATCGATTATACCGTATTTTACGGCTTCCTTAGCACTCAACCAAAAATCCCTAGAAGCGTCTTCTTTTACTTGTTTGGTGGTTTTACCACAATAACTACCCAATAAAACAAATAATTCTTCATTAATTTTTTTCCACTCTTTCCAATCTATCTCAGCATCTTGAATATTACCTCTAAAACCACCTGAAGATTGGTGTAACATAGTTGTAGAGTGTCTAAGTGATGACCTCTTACCTTTAGTCCCTGCACCTAATAATACAGAACCCATCGATGCAGCAATACCTGTGTTTACCGTTACGATATCGCAAGGAATATATTCCATAACATCAACCATAGATAATCCTGATTTTACTGAACCACCTGGAGAATCTATATGCATTGTGATATCATCAGCACTTGTGTTACTAAGAAACATCAGTTGTGCTTGAACAATAGTAGACATTTGATCATTTACTGGACCAGCAACCCAAAGAAGTCTATCTGCCATTAATCTAGAAAAAATATCTATCTGAGTTGCCCTCATTTCTCTCTCCTCTAATATATAAGGGGTCATTGAGTTTTCTAATTGTTGTTTAATATAATCCATTTTCATTGAGCTGATGTTATAATCGCTCATAGCGTACTTTTCAAATTCTTTTCCGTAGTCCATTTATTTTTTTATTTAATTATTATTATTATATAATCCCATTTTTAATTGCTAGATGATCCTCTAACCTTTTTATTAGTATCTCCATTAAAAAGTAGTGTTTATCTTCCACACCTTTGTCTAACAGTTCTTCCATCCCATCTTGACACTCATAAAGTTTCTCTAGTAATTCTTCTTCAGTCATTTTTGTTTATATTTTTGAATTTGTTTTTGAAATATGTTACCTACACAAAATCCCACCATCATACCGAAATATAACCCTATTTCTAAGTTACTCATCTTCTTTGTTTTGTTCTAATTTTTCATTTTGTTCTTCAAATAAAATATTATTATACCTCATTTCTATTTTAATATTTGTAAGTACAAAACAAATTTGAAGTAATAATAATATCATCAATATAAGTAAAATAGTTATTAACATATTATCTTTGTCTTTCTAAATTCTTTTTTAATTCATTATAACCAATAAAATCTTCAAACCTTTTATAATATAATTCAATATAATTCAACGCAGAATTAAATTGTTCATCTGTTACACAACTATTAATAACTCTGATAGCTTTATTTTTAGACTCAATCTGTTTCAGTATCTCCATTTCCAATATCTTTTTTTAGTTTTTTAATTGTATCACACCATTCATAATTTTCTTCCCCTAAAAAATATCCTAAACATTTTACTAAACTTTCTCCCCAATCATCTCTTTGAACTTGTGTTGTCATTATATAGTCTCTGTTTGAGTTAATCGATGTAAACACCTCCATTTCATCTTTATCTTCATTAAAACTTTTCCTAATTGCGGTTACAATTAGTTCACAAATAAGATTTTTATTATCTAATAAAAATTCTCTTTCTTCGTCGTCGTCATTAAAAAAAAATTGTCTTTCCATTTTAAACTAATATTATTAATTATATAATTAATAATAAATACTACCTTTACATAAGGAATTCATATAAAGCCTTTAATGTGTAAATAATTATCTATTATCTAAATCCATTTCAGTGATTAACTCACTTAGTTGATGATCATTTAATACAAATGTCTCTTTAAGGTCCAACAACTCTGGTGACTCATTATTATAATTTTCTTCATACTTATAATAATTCACTAATAAATCATTCATAGATTCTACAAAATCGTAAAACACTGTTTTATCCTTAGTATTTTTCAAAATCTGAAGAACACCTTCTTTATCGTCTCTATGTATCTTATCAACTAATAGGTGTGTACTACTGTTGATGATACTAATTTTGGTTTTCATTATACTGTCGTCAACAACTGACCTCAAAGACTTAATATCGTCAACTTCTAGTTTTAAATTAGTGATACTATTTTTTTCTAAATTATTTTCACTCATTAAATATTTTAATAACGCTTTTTTTATTGCCTCATTTCCCATAATAGTACAATATTACTATTTTTTTTTTAAAAAATCAACATTATTTTTAATTATTATAATTTGTGGTGATATATATAATAAAATAAAAGTTATTATGGATGCAAACAGAGACATAGACGGAGTTATTTTAGAACTTCAATCAATTTTAAAAGTAAAGTACGGTGAAGATTTTAATAAATTTTACTTAGTCAATCAAACTAAAAACGATTGGCAAATATTAATTTCCACAAAAGACAATGAAGGTGGTAGAGAAAGTAATTATTATAAAATAGAAAACGACTACATTTTAGAAGATAATATTGTTTAATAAGAAAGTTGTAACTGGTTAGGTATATACCATTCCGGAATTGATCTACCTTTCCACACACAAAAACTTTTCTTTTCCATCATATAATATCTTCTATACGATTCAACCACATCATCTGTTTTACATTCATCAGGCATCGCTTTTGGGTGTTCTGTCATATAACCTATCTCCGGTACATCCGGTAAATTAGTTATACACCATTCTAAAACAGCTTGTGATTTATGTGTTTTACCATATCGATATGTATATTCTAAACATAGTTCCATACCTAAATCGCATAACCAAACATAATTTTCTATACATTCTCTAGCCCATATCGAACAAGGGTGATTTTTATGAGATAGTTTATAAGGTATTTCTATTTTTGACTCTACCATATGGTGAACACCACATAAAAGTTGAGCTGTTTCCAATATCATTTTAACAACGTGTTTATTATTGTGGTATTTAGCACACACTTTAGGATCTTGATCTAATACAAATATATTCATAGTTATTCATTTTTCATTTGAATACGAATATAAGAAAAATAATTGTAACAACCAAATATATCTGTTGATTAATCTTGTAAATGATTCATAAGAACACCACCAATAGAGGAAACGTCTACCATCACACCATTAGTAGTGTCATGATCTAACTTAACTTTCTTTTTAGTATAATCTAAACCTAACACACCGATAAATTTACCTTCTATTGATTTAATAGCAAATAGATACCCAGACTTACAACCTGTCTCTTCAGCAGCGTATCTTAAACCGTAAGTAGCAACCTCAACATCTTTATAGTCAGGTATCTCTATCAAATCATTTTTAGCTAACTCGTTTAAAGATTTTGAAAATAAATTAACCGGTATATTCTGAAAATTACTTTGTATTGAGTCTACCCCTAGATTTACTGATTCATATATTACAGAAAACTTAGTTATTGATTTTCCTGTTGGGTAAAAATGTCCACCATTGTGAAATTGTGTAACCCAAACTCTATCAGCTTTGATACCGTTTTTAATGTCTTCAATTTTATTAGTGACAACTTCACCCATTTCTAAAGCTTCAGCAACAATATCAGTTTTCTTTTTTTTATTTAATATATGTTTAATATATAACAATGAAACTGGACCTAAAACACCAGTTAAAAACGCAATCGTTATTTCTATCATCACTTTTGTTTATTAATAAATATAAGAAATATTGTAAATGTCATAGATTTATGAGCATAAAAAAAAGGGTTTAAACCCTTTTTTTTATATAGTAGTCATTATCTGTTGATTATACCATATTTTCTGTTATATCCCATAACATTTTATTAACCGTTAAGTTTTGATCTATGGAACGAATGGCTCTACTTCTAGAGTTACGAACTTTACCATTTGACTTAGGTGTTACAGTTAGTATACCACCCTGTAACATATTTTCTTGTACTCTGTTAAACACACTCCATAAGTCATTACCAGAATCTTCTGTTCTACGAATTCTTAACATCTGATTAACGTCAACCATTTTATCTTCACCCCATCTTTGTTCAGCAGCTATTTTAGCGAAATCATACTGTTGACCTTTAGTGAGTTCTTTAGACATCATATTTTGAACGTTACCCACAATAGTAGGGATTCTTTCCGTAGTCATAGAAATGACATTAAGTATATCATTTTTTTGAAATCCTTTATGCATCACTCTAAACTGATCAAAGGTTTTATCTGCAACCACTAAACCATTACTACAAACTAACCTAAAAAGACCTACGTGAAACTTAAAGGAAGATGTCCCATCGTGAGAATTAGTTAAAACTATCTCTGGGTGAGTGTCACCCATCTCCTTAGATATTAATTGATTATTCTGATTACGAAACCTTATCATATGTTTTTTATAAGGTTGTTTATCTTCATAACCTTTTCTACTTTTGGTCTGTACCGCTTGTGTCGGTAACCAACCTTGTTCCCCTAAAATATCCATCACTTCGGTTGTAGGTATAAACCTATAAATGTGTGATAAACTTGAAGATTGTTCTTGTGTTAAAGCTGAAGGACAACTTTGTTCGATTTGATTTAAATTTAAATATTCCATAATTGTTTTTTTTTATTTATACAAATATAGTAATTTATTTCCATTAAAAAAAATTTTAAACGTTTTTTTTTAATATTTATTAATTATATTTATATATTATGGGTAAATTAAATAAGTTTGAGATTAATGTTTTAGAACTTTTAGATGTGGAAGTTGGGAATCGACTTAGGAAGGATAAGGCAATGAAGATTCTTTCTTCATTAAGAATTCCAGATAGTGAGTCTATTGATTTATATAGATTGTGGTACTTTAACCAAAAAGTAGAAGGTGTTGAGTATTCAGAAATGGATATTGATAGGGCAGATACCCCATTAATAAAATTCACGACTAAAATGAGTGTTTTAATAAAACCCGAAAGGGTTGAGTACTTAGATAATATAGATGAAGAACTATTAGAAAAATTATATGGTGATTGGTTTCATTGGGGTTGTGCCTTACCATCCATACACTGGAATAACTATGGTATAGAAATAAACCTAAGTAAAGAAGAATGGGAAGAACACTTTTCTGGTTTAGACGAATATTCGTTATATAGATATCATGAATCCTTCGACCCATATGGAAGTTATTACGATGAAATGGATCATGATGAATTAAATTATATATCGTTTAACGATGAGACTATCGATCATTTGAAAACTATCGCTTTATTATCCGGTGTTTCTGATTATCCAGGTAAAGAAAGAGAACCGAACGAAGGAGAAATTAATACTTTTTTAGAAAAATATTTACCAACTAACTATTATGAAGATATAGGTGATGAATATCTTAATTCCTTATCTATGGAAGTTGGTAGAAGTAGACAAGACTCTGTTAGGGAAATATACAATGATGAAGCGAAGTATCAACCTACTAGTAATTGTACTTGTTATGAGTCGGATATGTGTATCTCTATCGGATATGATGATTTACTATATTTTATAAAAGATAATGAAATGGTTAACTTTTCCGATTTAAAAGATATCGAAGTTCAACCTGAAATTAATCTTGAGGATTCTTATCACGACACATGGTTAGATGATGAAGGTAGTGAAACTATTATAAGTGATTTAAATGATTCTATCGAAAGAGTAATAGGTAAAATTACTGAAGATGGTGATATCGATTTAGTTAAATTACTCATTAAAAGAGAAAAGTGGGAAAAAATATTTAAAGATTTAGGGTTTAAAACATCATATAATAGGAGGATATCAAAAGATGGTAACACATCGTTTAATGATGGGGACATAGATTATAAAAACGATAAAATAAAAATACGTTATAAAGATAGGGTACATATTATACCATTAGAAAATTTATCTGATTGGGCTTTAGGTGGTGTATTAGATTTGAATGAAAGTGTTAAATATAGTAAAAGATTGTTAAAAGAATCTGTAGAAGATATTACTAAGATATCTATATTTGATTTCGATGGTACATTAATGAGAACACCACACCCAGAAGATGGGAAAAAAGAGTGGGAAAATTTTTATGATAAAGATTACCCACATATAGGGTGGTGGAGTAAACCAGAATCTCTGGATGACGCTGTTTTTAATATCGAACCAATAGAAAGTACGGTTACTGATTATTTAAAGGAAATGGGTAATCCAAATACATTAGTTATTATGTTAACTGGTAGATTACCTCACCATCACGATCAAGTAATAGAACTACTGATGACACATAACATTGTTTTTGATGAGTACCATTATAAGGAGACTGGAGACACTTTAGGTAGTAAACTACACACTATTATCAGTTTATTAAATAAATACCCTAACGTATCTTCTATAGAGATGTGGGAGGATAGAGAACCACACGCCACTTCTTTCGAAAAATGGGGTAAAGATAACGGAGTATCAATAGAGGTGAATTTGGTTAAATAACCATTAGTTCTTATTATTAGGTAAATCACTTAGATGGGGATAACTTTCATAAATGTATTCCATCACTAAATCAGAATCACTATATTTACTTTCCCATATACCCATATCAAACCTAAAACCATAATACCCTTCTTCCTCATACTCATCCAACTCATCATCCATTTCATTTTCGTTGAAGTAGTTCTCTTCACACCATGAATAATATTCGCTATCTACTATTTCCCTATGAGTTGTAATATCATCCTCACCTATTTTAAACTTAACTGTTAAAATTTTATCTGTGTCACATAAAACCTCTAAAATTTCATCTATTACATATTTTTCCATACATTTAAATATGTAGAAAAATATTTTAAAATTTAATAACCCTAATTTTAAGTTTAAATTTTTTACCAATGTCTATCATGTGTTTGGTACCTTTACTCTTACCATCCCAAAAAACAACTAAAGCATCTGCAACTTTAGCCATCTCTTCATTTCTCATATAACCAGCTTTTTTGCCGTATATATCCCACATCGGTACGTATTTTTCCACTTTATGATGGTTTTCTCCGGCATACCTTTCTCCAAGTTTATCCGCACCTCTGGCGGTTCCCGAAACAATTGTTACGTCTTTTTGATTTTTTAAAATGATATCCATTTTATTTTTTAATGAAGTATAATCATTAAAATCTCTACTTCCCGCTATTATTACTTTCATTGAGTTCGATTAATTTATCTAGATAGTTTTTAGCTTTTTTTAAATCTTCGATTCCGTTTTTATCTTTCCATCTTGTAACATATTTAACAATGTTACCCTCAAAGAAATCTAAGTTATGGGAATGAGCGTAGTCCCACATTTCTACACCTCTATTATAATGGGTGGGGTGATGTACTCTTTCTTTCTTATTCATTTATTTTTTTAAACAAATATAGTCAATTACTAATAAAAAGTCAATTATTATACCCTAAATATATTGTATGACTCACCCTTAAAATATAATGTATAACCATAACATCCACCTAAAATACAATCTACACCTTCTCTATTTATAAAACCTGTTATCACATCTTCTTCATCAATTGTAATCATACCTTCAGCTTCCGCTTCTTCTATGGATAAACCAGATGATTCTATATACGACATAGGGTCATTCGTATATTCTGTTAAATAGTCTTCACTAAGGATTTCGATAGCCAATTCATTTAATTCTTCACCTTCGAAATTTCTCATTAATTTACTTGTCTCCTCAATATTTTTTTCTATAGAACCTATTTCACTTTCTAACTGATTAAGATAAGAAAGGTTTTCATAAATAATAGTATCTAACTCATTTAAACTATCTGACATTTCTTCTATGTCTATGTTATACATTTCACTATAATCATCATCATAATCATAATCTAATGAATATCCTAACGTTTCAATCTCCCGTTCAATTATCTTTTTTTCCTTTTCTAATTTCTCCAATTTAAATCTAACTATTTTATATTCACTAATTTTTGATTTCCTTTCTTCTTTTTCGTATTCTCTATCATCAGATAATGATTCATATTCATCAGCAACATAAATCTTTTCCCTTAACTCTTCTTCTTCATAATGAAGTGTATCCTCTTTTGCTCGTTCCTCAGCATTATACCTAGCTGTTATATCATCAACTTCAATATAATCTTCTAATAAATCATCATTATTAAAATAAGAATACCCTTCACTTTCTATGATATCACGAATCCGTTGTCTCGCAGCCATTCTAGACACACGATAATTACCAACCGAATAATATATATCATCTAATATACTTCTATATTCGGGTAAATAACCATCACCACCATGGTCAACTTCTTCAAATAAAAAGGGGTCAACACCTAAGAACTGTGATAATATTAAAGGTTCGATGTCATAATTATCATTAGGTAAGTCTATCGTATCTTTAATATTATTACACACACCACTTTCAACATCTTCAGAAGAAAATAAGTGACTATATAACTTAATTAACTTAACTATTTCTTCCTCATTTTTTAAAAATAAATTTTCTTTTATAAAGTTGTAAATATCATCAATATTTTTAGGGTTTAATTGTTCTTCGCACATATATCCCAAAGACCTCATTTCAAATCTATTTAACTTAACAGTTACGTTTTCTTCGTTTAATATATGTCTAAATTTCATTATACCAGTTTTTTCACTCTTACTGTTAGATCATCAGTTCCTTTTATTACCCTATGGTAAACACCTTTAGGTATAAATGTTTTTTCTGATAATACCTTTGGTATCTCATTATCTATCTGGATCATCCAATCGGTTTCATCTACAGATTCTACGACTCTATCTTCTCTGTCTCTGTGCCACACTAGTTCCATATCATCTACATCTTTTGAGAATGTTCTAATGTGGTACCCTTCTTCTATGTATTCATCGAATGGGTGATTATTATCTTTTTCCCATTGATGTAGTGACTCCATATCAAAATCACCTAATTTGGAATCATACCCACATTTGTGACATAGATATGGTTTATCATCATCAGATTCTAAATCCCAACTCCAAGAACAATTACCACATTCCATTTTACCCCGCTTGTTTATCATAAGACTCTTTATCGGAAGTTATCGGACCACCTTCAACCCAAGTGTCACACCATTTTTTAGATGAACACATAAAGTGATGCATCCAACAGTACCCCACTTCTCCATTCTGGTTGTCCATACAATCTTTCATTCTTTCTGAAGTGTCGAAAGCAACACAGTTACCACAACTTTGCCCCTTTTCTTTTGCACCCTCTGTAGGTAAACCATACTGATTATTTTCCGCAATCTTATTTTTATTCTTAGTATTTAATTTACTATCTTTTGTCGCTTCAGGACAACTCATCTCAGCTTCACCTAACATTCTTTTGTTAGATCTTTCAATAATTAATCTTTTCTTTCTATCTAATCTTCCCATATCTTTTATTTTTTATTACTTTGGGTATGGATTAAAACGGTTACCATACTTATCGTGGGTATTATAGTAATCTTCTGTATCATCGTAATCATCATCTACAGGAAATTCCTCATCATAGTCATCATCTTCAATAAATTCCTCATCATAGTCATCATCTTCAGTAAATTCCTCTTCACTGTCAGTTTTTTTATTCATAAAGAAATCAAATACACTATCAATATTTGTTTTAGATTCACTTATCTTATC